TAGACTTTCGTCTTGAGACTACGCTAATTTAAACTTGTGACTCCTGAAAACCTGGCTACGCCAGGAAAAATTCCGAGTACAAATTGTACGGCGTAGCCACTTCACTCTACAGAGCACGATCACGGCCACAGTGATCTAGATTTATTTGGCATGTAAATCTTAAACATAACAACACCTAAAGTGTTGGTGAGTTGGTTTCTCGGTATAGTGGAGGCATCCCCGTCCAGAAGTAACACTGGAAATCCTCTGCCGCTGCGGCATGAATCTCAAACAGTGATGTTGTACTTCCATTCACGAATATTCTACTATTCCAAATTGTTGACGCTACTTCGTCTGGAACTGGTGTGGTGGTCCAATTTTCCACCTTTCCAGGGATGTAGCGTCCATCGCTATAAAACGGTAACTCAAATTCCGTATTTATGTTGACCCTATCCATGTTTCTAGTTTTACCTGTGAAACCTGGAAGGGATTGTCTTGTAAAAGGAGCGACGTTCAAATCATTACCAATAACTGCAGCTTTTGCACAATCGGATAAACCGGTGTAGAAATCCCAGGCGAAAGTGCCGAAATCCCATTTGTCATTGGCTTGGGTAATATTTCTCTCTACTTCGATAACATTCATCCTGTCAGTAAAGGTCATTGCTCCCCGTGGTAAGATTTTGTAGCGAACTCCACCTCGGACACCCGAATGGGCTAGTGTAATCCATTGCAAAAGCAAAGTATTCACGTAATTGTAAGGTAAAGTTCCTCCAGCTCTTAAATGAACTGCTCCAGTGACATTTCCACGCAAATATGGATAGTATGATCTTTGCATGGATATGACAGTGTCTGTTGCATCGGCAGGACCGACTGCCTCGTGTAATGCGTACCTCTTAATAAGTGGGCGAAATGACTTGATCGCTTCTCCCATGTACACATCATACAAGTTCTCATTTATTGTCATATTTGGAGTCATCTCACACTCCGTTGTTGCACCTCCGGGTTGATTTTGATCTTCATTAGCATCATTATCAACTTCCATACCCATCTGTGGTTTGGCCACATACTTGGCAAAATCACTAGAAGGGACGGCAACTTCAAAATCCTCGCCAGTTGATATAAACACATTAATTTCCACGTTCTGGGTAGCAGCATCATTAGGAGTTGTAAGCTCATTAAGAACATAAACTCCCAACACGCCATTACCTCGGGTGTCGGTGGTTGTAATTGGAATAGTTGTGTAAACATCACTAAGAGGAGTCAAACCAGGAGTTGCGCGTGTGAGGAAAGTTTTCTCTTGGTTATTCGAAATACAAATACAGAAATCTTTCTTTTCTTGTATATCGATAATCTCTGAGTAATTTACGTTGAAATCAGTGCCCGAAACGTGGTTCGGATCATAGACTAAACGCAATCTTCCTCGATGGAAGCCCGAAGCTGCAATCTGAAATCGCAACTTAATCGTACCAGTCCAATAAGTGAAAGGCAAAGCCGCAACACAACAGGCTGGTAGATATAAGGCTCCACCAGTGCCGGTAGCCCACGTAACCGGAGTAACAACGGTATTCCACAACAATCCATCTGGAGATGTGGCTGCGTTCCAAACGAACGAAGTCAAATAACTCTCTCTCTGTGAAATGTTAGTGATAACCATTGTGTCCTCATCTGAGGCCAAACCGGAAATACGTGGGTCTATGGACAACTCTTGTTGATCGTCCGATGTCAGTTTAGTAGCTCCGTCTGGGGTAGTGGTGACGGCTAAATCTGAAAAAGCTTTCGGCTTCATCGGATTGGGATCATTGGTCCTCGTTGGGCGCGAGAAACCAAAAACCTTGGCTATAGCAGCAGTGCGTAATGCAATAGACTGCGTAGCTTTGGCAAAAGGACCAATGCGAGGGATAGTAGTTAACATTCCCGACACATTAGCTACAGTAGTAGCAGGTCCGGATATCATACCCATCTCATTTCCTTCCTCTTGTTCAGCTCCCATTTGAGCTATAGAAGTAGGAATAGATAGTTGAACATCCTCTGCCCAAGCCAATACTGTAATAGTAATTCTTTCCGTTGCGTCATTCGCATGTAACAACTGATTGATGGATTGTAAGTAAATACTGCCCATCTTAGTCCACTCCGCCTCAGGTATATTGAGATTATTCTTGTAAAAGAAAAATGGTAAAACCATCTCTCCTCCAGTAGAAGTAGTTGGATCTAGGATCAGGTGTGGCATCTGTGACATTTGAACTAAATCTCCTTGAACTAATGTTCCTTGGAGAGAAAGTGTGTCGAGGGAAGCATGAGGCAAATAGGCCGCCATGGCTTTCCCATACAGAAAGCTATTACCGTTGATCAGGAATTTAAGGTGCAGTTTACAACGAAGCAAGTTATAGTTATTGATTCTTGCTAGAACCTTGGACTGGGTAAAGTAGTCAGTCCATGGGTTGAACGAGGCCTGAAAATCAGTGCCTGTCAGCCAGGTTTCCTCATGTATACGAATAGGACGTGATAAAAATGTTGCCAAATTGTCATCGTTTGAATCTTGTCCAGATCGTGTAATGTCCGTTGCAGTTTCCATGTCAACTTTGTATTGTGGAGCGCCATCTGCGAATTGCATGATCTCTGCTTTGTCCGTAGACGCTGTAGTGACCTCAAAACCCATTTGGGCTACTCCTATGTCCCGCGCCAAAAAGTGGGCGCTTGTGCGTGAATTGGGCTCTCCCGCACTTGAGTCAGTTTGTACAGTTTCTGTCGCTGACTCGTTGCCACAGAAAAGTTTATATATGTATTTTAAATATGTAGTAGACATTTATTTACAAGATCATGGATGTGTCCAAACCCATGTCCATTGGTCCCTGGTGAGCAGCTACTCTCCTCTAAATAGAGGAATTGACAATGTCAATTGCTTCATGATGCAAGCCAAAACGAGAAGGTTGGGAATCTTCTTGAATGGTATCCAATACATCACGCCTATTTTTAGCGATAGACGCCGAGCTAGGATCGGCGGGTGGTGGTAAGTATTTAGCTTTCCACTCTTCTACTCTGTAATCATACGAGTTATCGAGATTGCGACACATGTGAAACATTTCACAGTCTTTAGCAACTTCTCTTAGTTTCGCTATGTTCTCATCGTAGAATTGTTTGCCATGATTAAACATTTCTATGGCAGCTGAATCCATTGCTTGGGCAGTAACCTCAATCTCTGATAGTGGGTTTCCCCGCGCATCATAATTGTGAGAGAGTAAACTCTTCATTATCGATTTAGGTACGAGTGCTCCAATATGGACATTCAACTCTTCATGCCAAACAGACTTGCGTTTGAGGAACTCAAAATCTTCAAAATCGAGATATGGTTGAAGTTCCTGTTCTTTGTCTGGCATTGTGTAGATTTGACCAATGTTGCTAAGATAGGCAGCAAAAGTTTTGATATTAAATTTCTCATAACCTTCAGCTACCGATCCAGCATTATCGTCTCCATATGTTATCAATGCAACCGCATCTTGAAATTTTACGGAAGCAGGATACAAAGTGTAGAAAAAGCAACGCATGTTAATACTGCCTGCTAAACTGTTCAAAATCACAGTTAAGGAATTGCCACTGATGTGGGTTCCCTCTGTGAAAGAAACGAGATCACCATTAACATCAACAAAAGGAAAAATCACCTCATGTGCTAATGTATGCATGATCCTAAGATGTCTAGGAGTATAATTACATTGAGTTGCCAACTTGCACAACATCCAAAATCCAATCTTGAGATCTTGTGCAGGAATTCGTGTGTCATATTCACGATAGTCACCAGCAATGATGCGTTCTGTTCCATACTTAGTGACGTGTTCATGAAGAGCTTGCCAATCTGGTCCATGGGCGTTAAGCCCAACGGCACACTCAAAAACGAAAGGATTCATCTGTATGACTCTGATAAGAGGAAGAAAATACTTCCTAATTGCCATTGTCATAATAAGATGGGCGACGAAGAAATATCGACACTTATCCTTATCATAAGGTTCACTCTTGAGACACGTTTTGGAAACGAATGTTGGTCGCTCCCCTCTGGCTAGCATTTGTTCTGCTTCAAAGAACTCTTTGCGTATTTCAGCAATGAATTCTCTGTTTCCAGGTTCTCCTTCTAGGTATTCAATTTTGGTTCCAGCATATGGATATGCTGATGTTGAACTCTTGATAGGATCTATGAATTTTACTCCAGGGATCCCATTTACAACCTGATGGTTTGTTAAGGGAGCTGTGTCTTCCCATATCTCTTGGGCAAAGACTTCCGATGCTGCTCGCATATAATCATTGGCTGCAATTTCCATAATCTTGTGATCGTGAGGTAAGCCAGGAATAGCGGCAGCGGAGACAGTCTTTTGCAATCCCCACCAATTTGGGTTGATTTTTGGTGGTCTAAAGTTATTGGTAACATCAAAGATACGCTCAACTGAAGAAGAGATAGGGGTGTTTTTGACAATGTGCGTAGGTTTTACGCACTTGCCTGTGTGCCCATGGTACATGAGTTGAGATTCTGGTGGCAAATAATTTAAGGGACTCTTAGGATGAGGCTTCACAGCGTCAAACTTTATTGTTCCCATATTGGGTGTTGAAACTACACTAACCGGCATTAGATTACCTGGTCGAGTAGTCAACAATTCAATAGCTTCCAGAACTTCACTCCGTGTAAAAGAGCTTGCCATGCCACTGTACTTTAGATCAGCACCACCGACGTGAACACCAGCAATACAAGGATATTTGGTATCTGTAACAAGAGGTGCTCCACACCAACCTTGCTGAGATGCCACTGCTAAGTATTCGTACAACAAAGCAGGGAAATCTTTCTGCATGGTGTGTGTTCCTAATCCCTTGACACAACGTCCAGGAATTAGAGAGACATCTCCAGTTTTCCGGCGGCGGACCATTTTAAAGGGCGCACGCTCGACCACTTCCTCAGGAAGATAATCGATGATGCCTCCAAAGTGACCGCCTGTATCCATTCCACAAATACACAAATCATGATTGGCAAGTCGCACGGCATTTGTGCGGCTTAACCGAGTGGCTATACGGCCTCCGGACTTAGTAGGACTGTCTCGGAAACCTGTAACCTCAAAAGATTCATGTTCTTGGAAATAATGATACGGCAACAAGCAATATCCCGAACTGAGTACTAAGATCTGGACCATCAACAGCGATCCATCCTTGCACACTAATTGCGCATAGAACAAATGTTGTTTAACTTTATCCAGAAGATCGGAATGGGTTATGCTTTTGCTTTTGGGCGAAACATTGATAGGGCGAATACAAACTTCGCCCCAATCATTGTAACTGGCGTCCCTATTGGCTATTTCAGCTCGCGTGGTGGGTTCAAAAGAACCATGCGGTTTGGCTGTAACAGTCATAGGGGTTAAAGGCTTTTTGTCCTCTTCAGGAGGTGACGCAGAATCAGATTCATCATCTTCTTCTTCATCATCTCCAAAGAAATAAGGACGAATGGTCTCATCATACATACTCGAGAGCTCTTTGTAAATAACTCGAGCTTTGAAGCAAGTATAAATAAGACCAATAGCTGTACTAGCGGCTATAGCGGCGTTGACGCAAGCGTCTCGTCGCCTGGTAGCTAATACAGACAGGGCGTTCCGTCTGACCAATCGTTGGGTGTAAATCTCCATTGCGCGACGAGTGTAATGCTTGATACGATAAGTATACAAAACAACGCCTATTGCAACAGCAATTTTACTGCGGTACAGACTAAAACAGTAATACACAGGAAAGAATATGCAGAATAATCTTAAATTCTCCCATGTGTATGATTTAGCGAAATTCCACTTATCCATAGTAGCCATAACAGCGGCGAATCCAGGAATATGGATTGCCCAGGATGGCAAGAATTTGAGGAAATCGTAAAATCGGAAGAACCACTCTGCCTGCAAAATCATAGCTAAACAGATGCGATCCTCCACTGTTTGTGAACGATGTGTGAGGATTTTAACTCCTCTACGGGTTATCCGCTTCACGGTCGAAGCGAAGCCCATTTCGGCTGGAGCAACAACAGGATGTTCAGAACAGTGTCCTGCTATTTGCTTGCAACCCGGGTGTGAACAAACGGAAATTCCAGTCAATTGCGCATTTTTATTCGCTACAAATGATTCTTGGAAATTCATATGTTCGTCGAATTGTTCAATGAGATACTGGACGACTAATTCCAAAGGAACGTCTTCCATACGTCTTCCGTTGTGAAGAACAACTTCATAATTACAGTTGTACCCCACTCTGGGTGATTGAACAGGTTTCTCGACTGTGATAAGCCACAAATCTTCTATAATTGGCGGAGGTTGACCCATATAATAATTGGCAACCTTGACACGACACAATCCATTGTTCTCTTCAGAAATCTGAAATTGTTGTCGAACTTTGACACTGAGAACAATGTCTTGTCGCC